GTCCTGCGCGGATTCCACCCGTCACCACGTCCCGGCAAGCCGCACCCCAAGTTCGGCCGGCTGTCCCGCAACTTCGTCGTACTGGACGAGGCCGAGGAGATCCCTGCCGGCGTGTGGGAGGGCGTCAACAACTTGTGCTCCACGATGACCCGGGAGAACCGCGGGCACATCAAGGTCTTTGCCGCCAGCAACCCGAAGGACCGCACCAGCGACTTCGGCAAGCTGTGCGAGCCCAAGCGTGGCTGGGGCAGCGTGGACGTGGAGGAGGACTTTGAGTGGATCAGCCGTGACAAGTGGAACGTCCTGCGCCTCGACGCGGCCAAGTGTGAGAACGTCAAGGAGCGCCGGGTCGTCTACGCCGGCCTGCAGACCTACGACGGCTTCATGGACTACGAGAGCCGCGGCAGGACCGGGGAGTATTACACGATGGCCCGCGGATGGTTCCCGCACGAGGGCGTCCAGATGGCGATCATCACGCCAGCCATGATGGACAACGCGGTCGGCACCACGCGGTTCATCGGTCCGGTCGTACCGCTGGCAGCCTTTGACTTGGCGCTCGAGGGCAACGACCAGCTCATGTGCAGCTACGGCCGGTTCGGCCTGAGCGACGGATGGACGCCGCTGTCTGGAACGTTCATCCGGTACCCGTCGCCACGCACCGTGCTGCAGCTCGACAGTCAGGTCCCGTTCCCGAAGGGGGACACCGTCAAGCAGACCGAGGCCATCAAGACATTCTGCAAGGACATGCAGATCGGACCCTTCTGGGTATGCGTGGACCGGACCGGCAACGGTGCCGGCGTACACGACAACCTGCTCGCCACCTTCGGCAGCGACGTGCTCGGCGTCAACTACTCGACCGCCGCCACCGACACCCGTGTGCTGGGCGACGACAGCCGCAAAGCCAACGAGATGTACAACGGCATCGTGACCGAGCTGGTCTTCGGATTGGCCAAGTATCTCGAGTTCGGATACCTGAAGCTGTCACCCACCTTCCGGCACGAGGAGCTGGTACGGCAGGCGACTGGCCGCCGGTACAAGCAGAAGGGAAAGGGGCTGGTGCGTGTGGAGTCCAAGGCGGAGTACTGCAAGCGCACCCGTCAGAAGTCGCCCGACGCCCTCGACTCCCTGACCATGCTGGTGTTCCTCATGCGCCAGCGTGCCGACGCCGTGGCGACGATGGTCGAGCCCAAGCCGGAGCCCTACCGCCGCGAACGGCCGCTCCGCGGAATCGAGAAGATGGAGTACGTGGACTTCACTGAGTGACTTTTGCCGTGTGGAGGAATGGTAGACTCATCTGCCTTTGAAGCAGACTTTTCTAGGTTCGAGTCCTAGCGCGGCAGCTTTTTCCAGCAAACGTATCAGTTTGGCTGTGACAATTCGGGCAAAGAAAACATAGGTTTTCTAAGCGGTTGTCGTTGTGCACTCCGTTTCGGTGCTCAAGCTGAAGGCTCAATTTTTTCCCGCACCAAGTACCTTCGTTACCGCAACCAGAGCATTCCCACGAAAGCAGCTTAAATCGTTGCAGATGTTTTTTAACAGCACCTCGGCTCCGGTCTGAATTTTCCACCAACCATTCTTTCCGAAAAATTTCCTCGGAAACTTTTCTATTAAGATGCGACGAAGCCAATCTTCCCAAAAAATGAGAGGTATCTATTCCCAGAAACGTAATCCGGGATTTTACCGTGCGAAAATTGCCACCCTCGTTTCTTATCCCAAAAAAATCGGTGATGTCCTTTAACCGCTTTGCCTTTAAGACAAGCTTTCTAAAATCTTTTTCAGGAAGCTTCCAAATAAGGCTTCGACGTTTTCTTTTGGTAGTACATTTTTCTCCCATGTGTTTTATACTACCTTTTTGTTAACTCGACGCAAGACTTTTTAACTCTGCTCGTCATGGTTCGAGTCCATGCGGGGTAGCCACTCGCCAGCTTTGGTGCCCTACAAAACATTGCACGGCGCGTAATTTTTTGTGCATTTGTTTACCAAAAGCGCAGAAATACCCCTCATAGGTACATTTCGCTGCATTTTTTCAAACAAAACCTATTGACACGTCCTACAACGCAGCTTAGAAGCGACACGTGGCCAAACCCACTAGTTCAGTAGTGCCCCCTACCGGCTGGCATTATTACGACGGTGACGTGAGAATCGACGCAAGGAGCCTCGGGGCTCTCTACGACGCCGTGATGATGTACCGTACCGGCAACTCTTTGGGCCTCGGGGACTACATCGGGGACGTCGATACGTACCTCTGTGGCCGTTTTCCTGAGCTTTGCGTGCCCTCCTCGGCCTCAAACCCCACGACTTCGCAACCTGCGCCTACGGCGATCGAGGTTTCAGCCTATTCGCCCACCCAAATTCAGGAGCTCATCAACGACGTGACCGTCTGGGCGAAGAATTTGCTCGATTCCGGCACGGTTGAGCACCTTGTTGGCGACGAATTGGCCGAAGAACGGGCAAAAATCTGCCTGAAGTGCCCAGAAAACCAACTTTTCACCTCCGGATGCGGTTCTTGCATCACGACGGCCAACCGTTTGGGCGCTTCGGTGCGTCAGGCACGCCACACAGCCTCTTCCCGGATCATCGGAGGGTGTAGGACGCTGCGTCACGACAACCAAACAGCGATTTTCCTAGAAAAACATAACCTTGCCAAGTCAAGCAATCTCCCCAAAGATTGTTGGCTCAACGAATAACCTATGGCCGACGTACTAAAGCCCCTCTCTCCGGACATCATTGACTTCTTTGCGCCAGAAGCGCCGAAGATTTCCAATCCGCACGAGAGGCCGGACCAACTGGCGCTGAAAATCGTTAATCCGACCAACTCCAAGACCGATACCGTTGACAAGGACACCCACGAGGTGCGTCGGATGTTCAAGGATTGCTCCGGAGCGTGGAGCGCCTACCGCCGGCTCAAGCAGCAGAATGTCGAACGGAACAAAAAGAACCAGCTCATCCAGAAGAAGCTCAACAACGAGCCTCCCTACAAGCCCAAGTACCTCGAGAGCATGGGGCAGGACTGGCGCAGCAACCGTCCTACCGGCTTCATCTCGACAATGGTGTCGAGGATTCAACCTCCCTTCCGTCAGGTCATCGAATCAGCCACGACGCTGACCTACACGAAGTACCCGATGGAGTCCGGGGACGCCGAACAGAAGACAAAAGTCTTCCGCGAGGAGATCACCAAGACCGTTCGCTCGTGGAAGGGCTGGGACGACCTTATTGCCCAGACAACGCACGAAAACACGACCTTCGGCTACTGCGGATGGGTGTGGGACGATCTGCGCGACTGGAAGCCCGAGTTCCTTCGGCAGGATTACACCTTCTTCTCGATCGAAACGCCTCAGGAGGCTGACCAGACGCCGATCTTCGGCCGCAAGCGCCGTTATCAGATCGCAGACCTCCTCCCCATTCTCGAAACTCCGGAACTTTCCGCGGCCGCGGGGTGGAACATCAAAAACCTCATCAAGAGCATCAATACAGCCATCCCTGCAGGCCGCACGCTTGACGCAGACGACGATGCCCGTCGCTACGAGGACTGGATCCGTGAAGGCAGCTACGGGGCAAGCTACGAGAACGACGCCAAGTACGTCGAGCTCGGTGAGTTGTTCGTCCGCGAGCCGCACGGCAAGGTTTCCCGCTTCCTCTTCGACGACAAGTCCGGCGACGAGATCTGCACGCAGCTCGATCGTTTCAACAAGATGAGCGAGTGCCTTGCAACCTTTGCAGTCGAGGTTGGTTCCGGGTCTCTCATGTCCAGCCGCGGCGCAGGACGCGATCTCTATAACACCCACGTCGCCGTGGACAAGGCCCGTAACCTCGTTGTGGACAACGTCTACCTCAAGGGTCTCCTGCTCGTTAAAAAGGGACCCAACGCCAAGCAGGGTGTGCCGGCGCTGACCGTGCAGCACCCCGTCGCCTACGTTTCCGAGGGCTACGAGGTCATCCCGCAGCAGCTTCCAGCCGACGTTGACGACTTCCTCCGCCTCGACCAGTTCATTTCCGGGCTGG